GCCAGCCGTGCTGCATTAGCTGCTTTGTTGGTCAAAGCTTCACTGAATTCTTCTACCTGTGCTGTCGATATAATATTCGCTTTGGTGAGAACGTCCGAAACCCGAGTCATGTTCTCAAGGTTCTGGGTCACATCCTTTGTCCTGAGACCCAAAGCAGATTGAGCATCGACCAACAGGTTGGTTGCTTTTCCCAAATCAAAGTTGCCGGCAGTGGCGAAGCGGGCCATTGTGGGAAGAGCACCCATGGCTTCTTCAGCCTTAAAGCCGGCAGAGGCTAAAAAGAAATAGGAGTGAGCCAAATCCTCCGCAGATTTCACACCCTCACGAGCGATGGATCGGGCTACGTCCTTCATCTGCTGTTCCATCTGCTCGCTGACATCGCCCATAATCGCGAGAGCTTCGGTCATGGCTTTGTCGAATTTGGCGAACTCCCTGACAGCAGCAATACCAATGATACTCAGGGAAGCAGTGACCCCTGTGGCGATCATGGCAGCCTGCCTGACCATAATGGCGCTACTGGAAGAAAGTCTTCTCTCAGCCTGTTCCAGCCCCCTTACCAGCCCCATCGAATCGGCAGTCAAGCGGACAAAGAGGGTCCCGAGTGAACCCGCCCCCATCATTGCTGTCGCGCCTATCCTCGCCATATTAGTTTTTCTTTGGGTCTATTCCGACAAGAGACAACCAGGATGCTTTGGACTTCTGAGCGCGTTTGACTTCCTCTTCGTAAACAATTAAGAAATCCTTGATGGTGGCGTGCTTGCCTTTCTTCAGGTTGGGTTGGACAACGGCAGAGGTGAGTTGAGCAAGATACCAATCGAACTTGGTCCGTCGCATTTCCTCCCATTCGAGGAACTTGAGCCAGTCCAAAAACTCGGTATAGGTTATTCGACACTGCAACTCCCAGACCGTTGTATGTAGGTGAGAAGCAACCCTATGCCAAGCTATCTTCTCACCCGTCAGTCGTTTTTTTCCGACTGTTCCTTCTTATCGACTCCGAGGTGATTCAATTCCTGAGCGTTTTCATACAACTCAGAGACCACCGAGGAAGGCCAATTCTGAATTTCTTTGATGGTTATGGGACTGCCGTCTTCCTTGACAATGCAAGCCACGAGAAGGTCAGCCTGCATTCCATCAAACTTTTTCACCCCCGCTGCTTTCCCGTTGGCATCGTAACGGGTGCGTGACGACAAAGTATCAAGGTAAGCGTCACGCTTTGCTGCGGTCATCTCGTGCATGACCAACTTGATGGGGGTTTCACCTTCAGCACCTTCCAATTCAATGGGAACGCTGTTCTTCCTCAGGTTTAGTTTAATAGTTTCAGACATAAATCAAAAACCGTTTAGCCATTAGATGAATCAGCAGGAGGTGTGTAGACAGGCGCTACCTCGACATCGCTGTTGTTCATATTGCTCGGTTGGATGGTAATGGTTGCAGTGGGCTGCTCTCCTTCCACCAAGGCGGAAATGGTGAATTCTTCCAACCATCCCCAGAAGGTCAGCGTGGACTGGTCGGGGAAAGTGACGGTGACTTGTTGATTGACCCTGATCTGACCCATGATGATTGGGATCGATTCCGTGGCGAAGGCAACACTCGCTGAGCCCTGCGTAAGCGACTTCAACGCACGAGGCTTCATGGTTCGCCATGTGATGTTCCGCATCGTGGTCGTGTCGATGGGACCCCCGGCAGTGATGCCAGGAGGAGTGATTTCCTTCTCGTAAATTTTTACGTTGGGGATGTTTGATAGGGTGAAGTAGGTTGAGAACCCGTCATCCAGTCGTTCATTGTAGGCCATAGTTTTCCTTTTTCTCTAATTTTCTCTAGACAATGTCACAGTCATGTTTATTGAAAAGAGACGACGCAAACGGGTATTCACCGTCTCGACCCCAATCGGGATCACTGCACCACTTCTTGATACGTTATGGAGAATATAGGCGTCACCTGCCTCAGTTACAACTACTTCTTTCCTCAGCGAATCAAGGTAGGTGGCAATCGTGTTGGCTAGTCTCCAAGCCTCTACATAATCTCTTCCTCTAACCTGGATTTGAATACCGTAATGCTCGATCTGCTCACCTGTCCTCATGAGTCTTCCGTCAAGCCTTCCAGACGTATCGAAGATGGCGATGGCATTGTCAGGGTCGTCGGGCAGAAAAGAATAGAACAATTGATACCCCTGCAAAATATCCATCTGACCTTCATCGAAGAGGTGATAAAAAATTACCGAAGGTGGTTGAATTGATACTGCTTCCACCCCCCAAACGAGTTGTACCGAACGACCGACTACCGCCTGAATCGCCCACAAGAGCTGGGTTGACTTCCCAACTGACGAAAGAGGCACACCCCAAATAGAACCTCCGAGGGTCCCTGCTCCTAATGATGTCCCTCCTAATGTCATTTGATCTTGGCGTAGTTCTGAATAATTTTTTTAAGTTCAGGTGTCAGTCGTCGATAAGGCTCCTCAAGGAATTTGGCCTGCCCCCGTCCCGCTGGATCCCAGTAATTCCCCTTCCCACTCGGTCGAGGCTGACCCTTCAAAACCATGCCAACAGCTTCGTGGACGTAAAGAGCATAGTTGGCAGTGTAGCCGACACTCACATTCGTGTCATAGCCTTGACCTTCAGCACGGGTGAAAGCAGATGCTTTCAGGTTGCCATCTTCAACCGGGACCACCTTCTGACTTTCTCTTTGCAGGAATAATCCAGCAGCTTTCAAACCCAATGAGACACGGTCCCCCATGGACTTCTTCTCACGTCTTAGATTTTTTAAGACATTGTCCAATCCTTCAAGATGTCTGATTACCGCCATTACAAATAAGCTGTCAAAAGAAATTCAGTCGCACGCAAGTTTGGTGTTCGATCAAACCTTTGGATCTCATAAGCACCTTCGTGCTCGAAAGGGTCGTTCGTCATATCGGATTCCATTTCACCTAATCTCAGCCAATCGCCCGGTTTCATCTCCCGGTCAACATAAACTTTAGATTTGGAAGTTTGTTCCTGGCCTTGAGCATTGACAAACTCTGCCACTTGATCGACCCATCGGCATTTGATTTCCACTGGGTTGCCAAAGGTGTAGGACCCAGACGGACCAGGGGTGGCAGACCTCTCCCACCAGACCGCTTCCTGCTTCCGCATCCTACGAATTATACCCATTGGATTCCTGTTCTTCCTCTAATGATTTAAGAGCCACTTTCCGAGTAATTTGCTTACCGTGTATTGTGTTCTCTAATTCTTCTTCCTCGTCCTCGCTCACCACCTTGGTTTTAAGCATCCCGATGAATTTGGTAAAATCCATGGTAGGAAATATCTTCAGGTTGGATGATCCATCCGTGACATTGAAAACCTCAATCTCTTTGGGAAGGGCTTGCTTCACTGTTTGAAATCCTCCAATAAATCTGGTGAAGACAGATTCCTTAATCGGTTCAGGATTGTGATCATGCCAATGGTGTTCTGCTCCTTTGACTCCTAGATCATACCCGAGCAGGAAGATTCGCTTGGCACCGAGGATCACTGCTAGGTTGATGGCCAGCGCACCCGTCGAATAGTTCCACGCCAGAGCATCACCACCATGGCTGAATCCAGTATGGAGTCGTATCATCTTCCTGAAGTTAGTCGGCAGCCTGTAGGCAAGAAGAGAAGGACTGTTCGTGACAATGCGATTGGGAAATGTTTCCAATTTCCACTTGTTCCGCTGCCACCACTTCTGATCACCAAATACGCAAATGCTGACGATAGTTGGGCCGAGATGATAAGCGTCGTTGCAGCCAATCACGTTCTTCCCCTCCAATAAGGAAAAGTCGAAGTTTTTGAGTGAAGGCCCTCCTCCAATTAGGAAAGCGTCTGCTCCCTCCCATTCTCTTGTTGGTGTCCATAAATCGCTTGGGGGTGTCATAAAAGTGGCCGTCTTTTGAATTTACGAGCTGTGATCAATCGCTTTTTAGAAAATGAAAATATTGGAACAAATCCTATTGAAATAGGTCTAAGAATATATCCAGTAAAGAATACACTGCAATCATGGGCCACGGCTGACGCAATAGCAGTCTCGACGGACAAGGACAGCATTTCAACCAATTGAATGTCAGGGTCAAAAGCCTGAGCCGTGGCACCGGCAGTGGTGACAGCAAACACGACCCCCCCTGATCCATCCAGGATCGAATCCATCGCTTGCCCAATAGCTGTTGCTAAACCAACTGGAAATTCCACCGATCCTGTTTCGAAGATTGGATCGAAGGATACACCGCCAGCCGTTGCCAGGGAGACAGCGAACGTGGCGGTGCCACTGCCAGTAATGGCAGGATTAAGGGCCGAAGCGGTCGAGGTAGCAACACCGACTGGAAAAGTCTGAGGACCTCCTTCTATTGAGATAGCAGGATTGTGAGCAGCACCAATCGCAGTCGCAGTGGCAGGGACCAGCACAGTATCGCCCGTGGCTTCGATTGTGGGGCCGTGGGCTGCCCCGGTGGAAGTCGCAGTCGTGGGAGCAAAATCAATCGATCCTGTGGCATCTATGGAGGCTGTGTGAGCGGTTCCTGTGGCCAATGCCGTGGCCGGCGCAAAGGGAGCCTCACCCGATGCGGTAAAGGACCCATCTGAAGCTTGTCCAGTAGCAGTTGCCGTGGTTGGAGCAAAAACAGCATCACCCGTTGGTGAGATTGTCGGGTCATGTGCTTGTCCTGTCGCAGTGGCAGTAGCTGGTCCAAAATTAACACCACCTTCTCCTGAAACAGTTGGGTTCCAAGCGGCACCTGTGGCTGTTGCGGTAGCTGGTGCAAAATCGGCAGAACCATCTCCGACAATAGTTGGATTATGAGCGGCACCTGTGGCTGTTGCTGTGTCAGGTATGAGGATCTGATCTGTGGAGGCTGCAAATAAAAGGATGAGGCTCATTCAACCATGATGGTTATCAACCAGCCAGTATTCCCAGCGGCCGACTGAGTCACCTGCACACAACGAAGACCTTTATTCTGGCGTAAGGTGATCCCCTTGCCTCCATTGATCATTTGTAAGGCGGGTGGTATCAATTCCAATCCGCCCAATGCAGCCACCATAATAGTCGCAGCGTTTGTCTCTTCTGAGGACAGCGAATAGTTTCGCAAGTCTGTCGATTGAGTGGCACCACCACTAGGTTTGGAACGGCATGTAACAGCTGCATCAATGTCTGTGTCGTTTTCATCAGGCTCCCAGGCAGTAATAACTGTCCCACCTGTCCCTACAGCAGAACTTCGTTCCAACAGCCAATCAAATACAATACCAGTCACCCCCGTAGTAACATTGGGAATCTGAATAATACTCACCACCCTCACAATCAAGGAGGCATGAGCATTGAACAAATCCCAGTGAACAGTGTTGGCAGTATTTACATGGACTTGCGAAGGAATGTTGTAGCAATAAAGAGGTTCTGAACCAATTAGATGACCACTGTGGCGTGCTTCAATGTGGACAGGGTATTCTTTTCCACTAACCAGATGGGTGGCGACGGTGGCACCACTACCAGGCGTGACTAAAATTGAATCGTTGGCCAGCATAATTAACAGGCAATCGTAAGAATACCAGATGCGTTAAAGGTCAGAGTGATGTCCGACCCGTTTGTCTGCAAGTCAGCAGCATCAAGAAAGGCAATTACTGGACTGGTCGCCACGTTGCCCGTGTCGTTGAACACAATGGCCCCTCCAACGTCATTTGCATCCGTGACATCGACCCAAGTCAATCCAGTATCGTCAGCATCAAACTTCAGCACATTGCTCGCGACAGTCACCAAAGGATTGGTGAGTGCAATGGCAGCGGTTCCGGCAACCAGGAAAGCCGAAATGTCATCGTAGAAGTCGTGGACGACATCGTAGGTGTAAGTGCCTTTGACCAACACCACCTTCATACCCGCTTCTTCAAGGTGACGAACCGTCTCAAGAAAGACCTTGAGACCCTGTGGATATATTGTGGATGCCATAGATTAGTCGCTTTCTATATTTCCTCGGTGGTCTTCTTTACCCACCCATGTTACAGAAATTGTTTTAATATTTCCAGGTCCTTTATTCAACTGCCGAAGAAGACCGCTGGTGTCGAGGACCATGGCCATTTGACCGTAATGAGATGTTGAGAGATTGAGATCCACCTTGCTTTGATACGTGACTTGCACATCACCCGCAGCCTCCTGCACCGAACGCGGATCCCGCATAGCGTAGAAGTGAGCAGCCAGCCATGTCTCGATGAGTTGTAGTCCTTCTTCAGAATGACCTGAATCAGTGGCAATTGTGTTGATCAGAGCATTGGCAGCGGTCATGAAAGGATCCAACACAATGTTAGAATCAACTTCGATGATTCCTTGCACCAATTCATCTGTCGTTCTAATTGCCATAAACTGGCTTCGCGAAGCTTTTCCCTGGTCCGCTTACCGTTACAGTTGTATTGCCGGTCGCCAGCACGCCAGTCGCCAGCACGCCTAGTGATTCATTCGGCTGACTGACGAAGAACGGCCGCACTATCATTATCACCGCCCCGCCGAATTGCTTCGTGTAACTCGCCGTATCCGGCGCAACAATGTCCGCTTGCGGAATCCCGTCCTCGTAAACTTCAATCAACCTCCACGGGAAACCGACCGCAACCGTGTTTGTGTTGCCGCTGACCGTCAGCGTAGCCGCCCGCGTGCTCGCGTCCGCTCCCGTCTCCAGTGCCCCGCGGTCGTTTATTGTCACCCCTTGCGGCGTCACCCATCGTATCTCTGCGTTGTCACTCCACGAAATAGCCGTCGCCAGCGTGTAATTCGTCGTCAGGAAATTCGCCGAACTGATTTTCACCACCGTCCCACCAACTGAAATCCAATCCCCTGGCATGAACGCCGGGTGATCCATCGTCAACGATGTAGAAGACCCACCCGATGCCCCGTTTGCCAGCGTAATTGCCCCCGCCGAATCAATTGATGTCGAACTCGGCCCCAATCTATAATCATCCCCGCCCATGCTGATAAACAGCGGGTCCGTCGTCAGGTCGTTCGCTTGCCCCTGGTCCCCGATCCCAATGAACACCTCGAAATCGTCATCTATCGCCAGGCTCGACTGATAGAGCGTCGTCGATGACGGGTTCACCGACCGATACCAGATGTTGTTCCGAGAAAGGTTGTCGATGCTCGTCCCGCTCCCGACATTTTCAAACACCTGAACGGAGGATGAGTAATACGCAAAATTCGAAACGAACGTGTTGTGATATAGGTGATGCTTGTCCGCCTGCGAAAAGTCCAGATACCCCTTCGACCGCACCGTTAAACTGCCTCGAATTATCCAGCCGTCGCTCGCCTCCAACTGATTCAAAAACAGATGGTTGTCGCTCGACTCCGCCTCACGGTCTCTGAGTTCGCGGCGACTGCGGCGTGGCTCGCTTTCGCGAAGGCGAACAAAGCCGGGCTCCGCCTCACGGTCTCTGAGTTCGCGGCGACTGCGGCATGAATTTGTGGACACTCAAACTGTGTTGCAGTGCCGCCTCACGGTCTCTGAGTTCGCGGTGACTGCG